GGTTCCGACACCTAGCGCAAAAAAATGGGTTTGGTTCCTTTTGCTAACGTGACGCATTAGGGAAGAGGCATTGATGCAAAAAACTGCAACAGAACTTGCAAGAGCGTTAGGCATTAGTCGGCAAACCTTTTACGGTTGGCGACGCATCGAGGGATTTCCCGAGGGAGCGGAGGCGCAGGAGATCGCAGACTGGGCCGCGTCGCGTGGACTGAACAAGCAAGTCAATAAAGCAGATGGCAACAACCTTGCAGAACTTAAAGCAGAGGCTTTGCGTCGTGACATCACGCTGAAGGACTTGAAGATCAGCGCGCAGCGTGGCGACTTAGTGGAGCGCGAGGTTGTCCGGTCGATGCTGCGGCTTCTCAGTCAGAAGCTGGACCTGCTGCTGCGGCTCAAGTTGGAAGTCGAACTGGGACCGCGCGTCGTTGGCAAATCAGCTGCGGAAGCGAACGTGGAAGGCAGCCGTATGCTGGACGAGATCCGCGAGGTCATCGCCGGCAACATTGCGCGGTTCGAAAGCGACGCCGTAACTCAAAGCAAATCAGGAGCAACAGTCGAAGGGGCCGAGGCGTAAGGTTACAAATCAGGCCAGCCGTTCCACGCTCTTTTTTCTAGCAATTCCAAGCGGCTTGGGTTTTAGTGGTCGCATGGAAAACAACAACATCACCAAGATCGACAACCGCCAGTACAGCCTGACCGAGATTGCGGTCGGCCAACTCACCGCTGCGGACCTGATGAGCCGCGGATGGGAGCCGAAGATGTGGATTGCGAAGGGCGTCCGCGGCGCGCAGTTCATGGTGTACCAGAGCAAGGCAACGGGTCAGTTCGTTCGGGTCTAAGATAAAAGTTTTTACCTTATGCAGCCGACTCCTGAAGAAATCCGCCAAGTCATGCGCGAACTTGGCCGGCGTGGAGGGCAAGCCAAGTCTAGCGCCAAAGGTGAAGCAGCGCGCAGCAACGGCAAACTTGGCGGAAGGCCAAAGAAGAAATGACCCTTGAGCCTGGGGACGTGGTCGTCATCCGCGCCAACTTCCGCGGCCGAGACGATCCGCAGTATGTCTATATCGTGCAGGAGATGCGTGCCGATGGCGTGGCCGTAATCGTGCCACTAGTCGGACAAACCGAGTTTCTTTCTGTGCAGGCAAACACTTTGCAAAAGATACCGTGACCGACCAGGAACAACTCCTTGAAGACTTTGCACTGTCGCAGCCCGACCGTGCGCCAATCTATGACTGGGCACGGCGCAACGTGCAGCTGCCAGAGAGTTATGCCACGCCAGGACCGTTCAACGTGCGGCTGTCGCCGTGGCTGGTGCCGATATTCGAAGCGTTGCAGAATCCGCTGATTCGGCGAGTCCACTTCCGAAAAGCGGTGCAAATTGGCGGGACGCTGGTTGCTGACGTGTGGCTTCCGTGGATCATCGCGAACGATCCGGGACCGATCAGCTGGACCATGCAGACTGACGACATGGTTGAGCGGCACGCGAAGACGCGGCTTTGGCCTTTGCTGGAGCGTTGCCGGCCGGTGGCTGCGATGCTGCCGAAACCGGGACCGCACCGCACGACCACCGAGATTTACTTCGGCGGATTCTTCCTGACGCTGAACGCGGCCAATCTGTCCACGCAGCAATCGCAGTCGATCCGGTACAAGATCAACGACGAGATCTGGCTGCCGCGCTGGCAGGAGACTTACGGTCACGCCATCGCGCGCGTGAGTAAGTTTGAGGAGGTCGGGCGCTCCAAGGTTTACAACGTGTCGCAGGCTCCGATCATGGACGAGCAGACCGGCAACGTGGAGCACGCGAGCTACACTTCGGGCAATCAGCAGGAGTGGCACGCAGAGTGTCCCAGCTGCCACAAGCCGCACATCATCGCGTTCGATCAGAAAGACGGAACGAATCGCGCCGGCGTAGTCTGGGACCGAGCAGCCAAGCGCGACGACAACTCGTGGGACGTGGCGCGCGCGGTGGAGTCGTGCCGCTTCCGCTGCATCCATTGCGGCCATGAGTCGAGCGACTCTGATGCTACGCGCGAGGCCTGGAAGAAGTCCGGCCACTATGTGCCGCAGCGACCGGACGCCACGGCAGAGGTCCAATCCTTTCGCATCGAAGCGCTAGTCTCGCGTCCTATGCGCCTGCTAGTGGAGGACTGGTGCGAGGCCGAGAACCATTCACTGAGGACCGGCGACGATCAGATGCGCATCGACTTTCGAACGAAGCGCGAGGCCAAGCCGTGGCTCGTTACGAAGAAAACGATAAACCTTTTCTTGAAGGATTCCGGCTACACGACGGCACAGTACCGAGCCGGCGAGAAGATCGACAACGAGGTCATCCGGTTCATGGCACTTGACCGCCAGCTAGATCATTGGTGGGTCGAGATCGGCGCATTCAGCACGGCCACGGGTCCGCGCTATCGCCAGCTTTGGTTCGGCCGCATCGACACGCGGGACCAGCTGCGCGAGATGCAGCGCATCTATCAAGTGCCGGATGCGTGCGTGGCGCAGGACAGAGGCTACCGGCCGAGCGATGTCGACCGCGACTGCGCCGAGTTTGGCTGGCGAGGAATGCGTGGCTATGGTCGCAAGACTTGGACAATGCGCGACGAGCACAGCGACAAGCTCGTGAACTTCCCATTCTCTGAGCCGCGCGTGAGTGACTACCGCGGAGGCGATGTCTTTTTTTACGAGTGGTCTGGTGACTACTTCAAGGACACGCTAGCGGTGGCGCTTGATGGCAAGGGCGATTTGAAGTGGGAGATTCCATCAGATGCCAACCCGCTCTACCTCGAACATCTCAAGGGCGAGTCCAAGGTGGAAGTGCGTTCCGGCGTCTGGGAATGGCGCGAAGTGCGGAGCAACGCGCCGAACCACGGCCTGGACACCTCGGCCATGCTGCTTTGCATGGCAACCATTGCCGGCGTCATCCGGTACACGCCGCCTGCGGATAAATCGGATTAACGCTAGCGAGTTCCACCGTCAAAAGGTTGGACAGTTGCCGCTTTTACATGGGCAACGATAATCCGTTTGAAGGACTGGACAGCGCGACGTTGGCAACGCTGAAGACCGAGACCATTGCAGCCATCCGCGCGGTGCTGGTGAATTCGTCCTACAGCCTCAACGGCAAGAGCGTGACCCGTGCGGATTTGACCCGCCTCAACATTATGCTCGGTCAGATCCAGTCGGCCATCGACTATCAAGCCGGCACGACGACCGACCAGACTTTCGTTTCTTTTAACGGCAACTAACATGGACTTCGACGCTTCAAAGGTCATCAGCACCGCGCCTTGGTATGACAAGGCCATCTCGGCCATCGCTCCGGCCTGGGGCTTGAAGCGCTTGGAGTCGCGCGTGCAGGCTGCGCTCTTCAACTACAACGCGGCGACGACCAATCGGCTTTACGCGCCGAAGCAGTACGGTCTGCCGAGCGAGTCATCGACGACTGTGCGCGACCGCATTGTGATGATGTGGGAAAGCCGCGACCTCGTGGAGAACTTTCCGGAGGCGCGCGAGATCAGCCGCAAGTTTGGCAACTACCTGACGCCCCATGAGTACAGCCCGACGACAGGTGACCGCGACTACAACGCCATCGTTGCGGATTACTTCCACGAGTGGTGCAAGACGTGCGACGTGACCGGCCGGCATACTTTCAAGAAACTTATCCAGCTGGCGGCAGAGCAGCGCCCGGTTGACGGCGACTGTGGCTTCGTCATTCGACGCGTCGATGGCGAACTGAAGATTCAGCTGGTGCCTGGAACGCGCATCGGCAATCCGAATATGCTCGGCTCAGAGCCGAACAACTATTTCCAAGGAGTGTTCACGAATGAGTTCGGTCGGCCCGTTGCCTATCGCATCTTCCGCGTGACGCGCGAGGGAGTCTATTATGATCCAGAAGACATCGAAGCTCAGTTTTTCTGTCATTACTTTGATCCGTTCCGCGTGGACCAATACCGTGGAATCACTGACTTCCATGCTGCGATCCGCACGGCTCGGATGCTATACGAGATTCTCGAAGCTGAAAAGGTTGGCGTCCGCTTTGCTAGTCAGCAAGCCGCCCTCGTATTTTCCGACCGAGGAACTGCCAACCCACGAAACCTGTTTACGCCTAATCCGGCGCAAACGCTCGCGAACGGGCAAACGCAGAAAAACGAGGAGTCGCAAATAGGGCAGATTCGTTACTTCGGAACGGCCGACAAGATCGAGGTGATGCCGTCGCGGCCTAGTGCTGCGTTCGAAGGATTCGTGCAGCACCTGATGCACGAGATCGCAATTGGCGTCGGCATTCCCGAGGGCGTTCTGTTCGGTACGCAGAACTACAAGGGGCCGAGCGTGCGTGCAGACTTTGCCGCGGCCGACCGCGTGTTTACGCGCCATCAGGGGATCTTGCAGGACAAGGTGCTCGATCCGATCAAGAACCAAGTCATCATCGACGCGATTGCGCGTGACCTGATTCCGGCTCCTCCGCGCCGCGATGGCGAGACGGTGGTGCAGGCCATGAAGCGTGCGACCCGTGGCGAGTGGCGTTTCCCGGCCAAGCTCACGATTGACATCGGGCGCGAGTCCGCGGCGAATCTCAACGAAAACCGCCAAGGCGCGAAGTCGCTGCAAGAGATCGCAGCCGAGGAAGGCACCGACGCTTTCGGGCGCTTGGAGCAGATCGCGATTGAGGCAAACTTCATCTCGGAACTGGCGCAGCGATACGGCGTGCCAGAAACCTCGATCCGCATGGTCACTCAGCAGTTGCCAGCCAATCCGGCAATGGCGTCTGCGCTCGGTGGTCAGGTCACGCAGGATGCCGTCGATGCGGTCAATGCAACGGCAAAGGGCGCAGCAGATGCAAAGGCGGTCGGTGCGGTTCCTGCACCCGAAGCCTCGCAGGCAGACTCGGAACTGCACGATCAACGCATCGTCATCGACTTCGCAGAGGATGGCTATGTTCCAAACGAGTCAATGGTCGCCAATGCCAAGCGCGCGCTGGAGGTCCGCGAGTCTAAGCCGGCCAGCCAGCGCGGCATGACCTCGGTGGGCATCGCTCGCGCGCGAGACATCATTAACAAGCGTGCGCTCTCCGAGGACACGGTGCGCCGCATGAAGGCTTACTTCGACCGTCACGAAGTCGACAAGAAGGGCGCGACCTGGGACCAGCAGGGGAAGGGGTGGCAGGCTTGGTACGGCTGGGGGGGGGACGCCGGCCAGACGTGGGCCAACGCTATTGTCGAGCGGCTGAACCGTCGCGAGGCTGGAGACGCTACCGAAAAGGTGCGCCTTAATTCTGCGGTCGAGGCTGACTTTGCTACGCGCAAATTGAGCAGCAAGGACTGGCTCGCTTCGCTGGCATCCTATCGTCGAGAACTGGAAAAGAAAAAGGAGTTCATTCTCCCGACGCTTGGTGCTGGTGAAAAGAGCGAGGACTTCCTTGCGCGCTGCATGGGTGACGCCACGATGGCCGCAGAGTTTCCGGATGAGTCGCAGCGCTACGCCGTCTGCCAGCGCCAACTGAACCCGAAAGCCTAATTCATGGACACGCAAAAGCAGATCGACCACCTGATCGAGCTGGCGATCGAGCAGCGCGAGGAAATCGCGCGCATCGTCAATTCGCTGCCTGAGCTGCGCAATCAGTTGCGCGACGAGGTGGCGTTGGCGCTTGAGGAAGTCGAGCCGCACCTGCGCGATGCGCTGGCGGTCATGGCTGGCGACGAGGTGAAGGCGCTTGAGGGCAAGCTGTCGTCAGAGGTCAAGGAACTCCTGAGCCGTCTTGAGTTGGCGGCCGGTGCAAAGTACTCGGCGCTGATGGCAGAGCGCCAGAAGAATGCGCAGCTGCTGGAGGTTGCGGAGCAGCGAATCCTTTTGGCTACCGCTGAACTGCCGGAGACGGTCACGCGGATTCTGGATGCGCAGATCAAGGCGCGCGAGGAGTTTGCTGCGCCGCGGACGCTCACGCCGCTCGGCAAGTGGAAGGCCGGCGAATATGAAGCGCTCGATGTCGTTTCGATCAACGGTGATTCCTACATTGCGAACCGTGCGACGCGGGAGAAGCCGAGCCGGTCAGCAAAGGACTGGACGCTCCTGGCTGCACGCGGTGCTGGCGGCGGTGGTTCGAATATTAACTCGCTGACGGATCTGACGGGCACGCCGGCGGCTGGTCAGTTGCTCATCGGTAACGGCGGAGATTTCCAGCTGAACACGTTGACGGCTGGATCGAACGTCACGATTACGAACACGCCTGGCGGCATCGAGATTGCTGCGTCTGGCGGCGGAGGCGGCGCCGGTACGGTGACCAGCGTTGCGGCGACGGGCGATGGCGCAGTCTCGGTCAGCGGCAGTCCAATCACGACCAGCGGCACCTTTGCGATCTCGCTCGCAAGCACGGCGGTTACGGCTGGCAGCTACGGAGCAGCGAACAAGGTCGGCACGTTTACGGTCGACAGCCAAGGTCGCCTTACTGCTGCAGTAGATGCGACGATCAGCATTTCGACGAGTCAGGTCACGGGACTCGGCAGCGCTGCCTTGCAGTCCACGACTTTCTTTGCGCCTGCGACCACAGGCAGCGACATCCTGAGCGGCAACGGCTCGGGCGGCTTTGCCTCTGTCACCGTTGGAACTGGTCTGACGTACACGGGCGGCACGTTGTCGGCTACGGGTGGCGGCGGATCAGGAACCGTGACAAGCGTTGCTGTAACCAGCGACGGCGATGTGACGTCTTCAGGCGGGCCGATCACGGCAAGTGGTACGTTTACGCTTGGACTGTCCAGCACGTCAGTCACGGCAGGCAGCTACGGTGCGGCTGGTTCGGTCGGTACGTTTACCGTGGACGCAAAGGGTCGTCTGACCGCGGCGGCGAACACGGCAATTGCGATCACGGCTGGTCAAGTGTCGGGACTTGGCAGCGCTGCGTTTGAAAGCACGACTTACTTCGCGCCTGCTACGACCGGAACGCTCATTCTCGCCGGCAATGGCAGCGGTGGCTTTTCGACTGTCACGGTCGGATCTGGCCTGACCTACAATGCAGGCACGCTCGAAAGCACGGCAGGCGGTGGCAGCGTGACCAGCGTTGCTCTGACCGCAGGCACGGGCATTTCGATCAGCGGTGGGCCGATCACAACCAGCGGAACCATTGAGGTCACGAACACGGCACCGGATCAGACCGTCGTTCTTACGCAAGGTGGTACGACGACCATCACCGGAACCTATCCGAACTTTACCATCAGCAGTGCCGATCAATACGTTGGCACTGTCACGAGCGTCGCGTTGACGGCCGGAACTGGAATTTCTGTCAGTGGCGGTCCGGTGACTTCAAGCGGGACAATCGAGGTCATCAACACGGCGCCCGATCAGGTGGTCGTTCTGACTGGATCTGGCACCACCAGCATCACGGGCACCTATCCGAACTTTACCATCTCAAGTGCGGATCAGTACACCGGAACGGTGACCAGCGTGACTGCTCAAGGCAGCGCCGACATCTCGGTGACCGGCGGTCCGATCACGACGAGTGGCACGCTGTATTTCGGTCTGAGCGATACCAGCGTTACCGCTGGCAGCTACGGAGACAGCACGAACGTCGGTCAGTTCAGCGTCGATGCAAAGGGACGCCTGACCGCTGCGGCCAACGTTCCCATCTCTATCACCGCTGGTCAGGTTCAAGGCGGATTCGTCACTTCTCTTTTCGGCAAGCAAGGCGTTATCACGTCGCTGAGTTATGCCGATTTCGACACGACATCTTCTGTCACTCCTGCTACGGGTCGTCTGACCTGGAGTCCTGACAACGGCACGCTCGACTTGGGCCTGAGCGGCGGCAACGTCAACGCTCTTGTCGGCGTCGATCAGCACATTCTTGTTCTGAATCCGACCGGCACGGCGATGACTAAGGGTCAGGCTGTCGTCGCTAGTGGCTCAAGCGGCACTCGGTTGTCGGTCACCTTTGGTCTCGGCAACGCGGATTCCAACACCGCAGAAACGCTCGGTCTTGTCGCGGAGCCGATCTCTAACAACCAGCAAGGCCACATCATCACTAAGGGTCTGCTGCGTGCGGTTGACACGAATGCTTTCAACGAGGGCGACATCCTATACATCAGTTCGGTCACGCGTGGAGCGCTTACGAACGTTCGACCGATCGCGCCTAACCATGCGGTGCGTATCGGATACGTCATCAAGAAGGCTGGCGTTGCGGATGGTATCATCTACGTCGATCCGCTCAATGGATTTGAGCTAGGCGAGCTGCACGACGTCTACACGTCCAGCGTCACGGCCAACGACTTCCTCGTCTACGACAGCGTAGACGGTCGCTGGGAGAACTACACGGCGGCAAACGCTCGCACAGCGATGGGCCTCGGCTCTGCTGCGTTGCAGGCCACGACATACTTTGCACCGGCTACGACCGGCACGGCGATTCTCGCTGGCAACGGGTCAGGCGGTTTCTCGCCAGTAACGGTCGGAACTGGGTTGTCCTACGTTGGCGGCACGTTGTCGGCGCTCGACGCAGGCGGCACGGTTACGAGCGTAACGGCTCAAGGTTCGGCTGACATCTCAGTCACGGGCGGACCGATTACAACCAGCGGTACGCTGTATTTCGCGCTGTCGGATACGACTGTTGCGGCTGGGACTTACGGCAGCGCGACGCAGGTCGGGCAGTTCAACGTCGACGCAAAAGGTCGGCTCACGACTGCGGCAAGCGTGACGATTGCCATCGCTGCAAGCGCAGTTAGCGGACTGGCAACTGTTGCAACTTCAGGCGCGTATGCTGACCTGACTGGCAAGCCTACTCTCGGGACTATCTCCTCGCAGGACAGCAGCAATGTTTCGATTACGGGCGGAAGCATCAATGGCACAGCGGTCGGAGCGTCAACGGCAAGCACAGGAAAATTTACGACGCTAGACGCGACTGGGAACGTTGGCTTCGACGGCGGCACGTTTACCTTTAACGAGGCAGGAGCCGACAAGGACTTCCGCTTCGAGGGCGATACGCAAACGCATCTTCTGTTCGGTGATGCCTCGGTGGACCGCATCGGCATCGCGCTGACCGCACCTGCCGCACGCCTAGACATCTCCGGCAACTACGCGCAGAACATCGTCGCCGTTGCCGCGCTGGACATCGACTGTTCCGCTGGTAACTTCTTCACGAAGACGATTGCTGCAAACTCGACTTTTACATTCAGCAACGTACCAGCGACGAGAGCTTTCGCGTTTACCTTGGAACTGACCCACACATCCGGCGCGGTGACTTGGCCTGCTGCGGTCAAGTGGCCTGCGAACACTGCTCCGACCTTGACGACTGGGAAGACGCACATCTTCATTTTCGTGACCGATGATTCTGGCACAACTTGGCGCGGTGCGGCGCTTGTGGACTACGTTAACTGATCATGGATCCGACTAGTCAACGGCTGATGATGGGGGCGGGAAAAGCAAACGCTGCTCCGCTTGGCGATGCTTTATACGCTTGGGGCTTCAACAGTTGGGGGCAGATCGGAGATGGCTCATCGACAGGTGCGCTTGAGCCGAGGCAAATCGGATCAAGTGCCGATTGGTCAACTGTCGGATTGGCCGCTTTCACTGGTTATTCAATCAAGACCAATGGAACGCTTTGGGCTTGGGGAAACGGAGCAGATGGAGCAATTGGAAACGGTGGTACTGAAAACCAGTTTTCTCCCATTCAGATTGGGTCGCTTTCTAATTGGTCACAAGTTAGCGGATCTAAGTCAAATTTAGCCTTTGCGATTAAGACAGACGGAACTTTATGGGCTTGGGGTAATGGATCTGCTGGAGCACTAGGAGATGGAACAACGGTGTCTAAATCTTCCCCAATTCAAATTGGCGCTTTGACTGATTGGTCAAAAGTTTCTGGCGGTCTTGCCTGCGCCCTAGCAATCAAGACAAACAATACGCTTTGGGCTTGGGGGTTAAATTCTGATGGCGTGCTTGGAGATGGAACCATCAGTAATAAAAGTTCACCAATCCAAGTAGGCGCACTATCTAACTGGTCACAAGTTAGCTGCGGCAATACGCACGTTTTGGCAGTAAAAACTGACGGAACGTTGTGGGCTTGGGGTAATGGTTTTAACGGAAAATTAGGAACCGGAGATCCATTTAATAGATCTTCTCCGGTTCAAGTTGGCGCATTGTCCAATTGGTCACAGGTTCAAGCTGCAATTGGGTTTTCAGTTGCCATAAAAACAGATGGGTCGATCTGGAGCTGGGGCTTAAATTCCAGCGGACAACTTGGGCTTGGCGACACAACAAATAGAAGCAGTCCGGTTCAAATTGGAGCACTTTTGACGTGGTCAAAACTCGGCGCTTATGGGACTGGCTGCGCTGCAATAAAAACAGACGGCACTTTGTGGAGTTGGGGAAGTGGAAGTTCTTTTTTGGGTGGAGTAGTTTTGGATAGCAGAAGTTCGCCAGTTCAAGTTGGATCAAGCTCAAATTGGTCCTCCGTCCATGCGGGTGATAATTGGTGGGTTGCTAAAACAACCTCAAACACTTTGTATTCATGGGGCAATGGCGCGACTTACGGTAATTTAGGGCAAGGAAGTAAAAACTTGTCATCGCCAGTACAAGTTGGAGTTAGTGATTGGAGTTCGGTTTCAAATGGAATAGCCTTTACTGTTGGTATTAAGTACGACAACACATTGTGGTCTTGGGGTAATGGCAACGCCGGTGAACTAGGAAACAGCAGAACAGAGTCTGCTAGATCATCACCAGTGCAAGTTGGAGCGCTGTCTGATTGGTCTCAGACTGCTTGCGGCCAGTTTCATGTTATAGCTAAAAAAACGACAGGAACAATTTGGGCTTGGGGTGCTGGCTCTGGTGGAAGGCTAGGATTGGGAGATCAAACTGGTCGATCTTCTCCAGTTCAAATAGGCGCCCTTTCAACTTGGTCTCAGGTTTCTTGTGGATACACGGCAAGCTACGCTATCAAAACAGATGGTACGCTTTGGGCTTGGGGGACAAACACAACCTTTGGAGCCTTGGGCATTGGTGATACGATAAACAGGTCTTCACCAGTGCAAGTTGGATCACTTACTTCAAATTGGTCTCAAGTTAGCGGAGGTAATAGTCTCGCGTTTGCTATCAGAACAGACGGAACGCTTTGGGCTTGGGGCTATAACGGAACAGGAGCTTTGGGGTTAGGGAATTTCACGGATTATTCTTCGCCTGTGCAGGTCGGAGCCTTGTCTGATTGGTCGCAAGTAAGCGCTGGTAATCGTCATACTTTAGCAATTAAAACGAACGGAACGCTATGGGCTTGGGGAACTGGGAGTAGAGGAGAACTAGGAGAAGGAAACACTTTTTCAAGATCATCTCCAGTTCAGATCGGTTCGCTTTCTACTTGGTCTCAAATTGCCGCTGGCGACACTACATCGTTGGCTTTAAAAACGGATGGAACGTTATGGGCATGGGGAAATAACGAAAACGGTCAGCTCGGTTTAGGCGACGCGACCAATCGATCTTCGCCGGTTCAAATAGGAAGTCTTACCAATTGGACAAACACGACCACTAACAGGCCAGCATCATCGACTTCATTAGCACTCAAATCGTGACGGCACACCCGCTAGACATTGCGCTTTCTGCCTGCATTAACGGTCATCCTGAGATCTCAGAAGACTTATTGCGCTCGTATCCTGAGCAGGATGACGCGCGCGTGATTTTCAACTTGGGTTGGCATCAAATGCGGCACGGCAATTTGCGCAAGGGTTTGCAGATGATGGATGCTGGGCGATTCATCAATGTTTTTGGACTGCCACGCATTCCTGGCGACATCTGGAAGGATCAAGATCTGACGAACAAGACTTTGCTGTTCCGCTGCGAGAACGGTCTTGGCGATCAGATCATGAATTTCCGTTTCGCAAAAGACTTCATCGCTAAAGGTGCAAGGGTCGTTGTTTCGTGCGCTCCTGAGCTGATGCCGCTGTTCTCGCGTCACGGCTTTGTGTGCATCGACAATGGCGCAACGCCTTACATTCAGTACGACTACTGGGTTCCGGCGATGTCCGCTGCGCATATCCTCGGATACGACACAGCAAATTTTCCCGGTAAGTCGTATCTGACTGCCGAACCGAAGCAGCTCTATGCAAAGCCTGGCACGCTCAAGGTTGGCATCCGCTGGGCGGGCAACCCTAAGTTTGAGCACGAACAACACCGCAAGTTCGAACCTCAGCCGCTCATTGACCTGTACGAGATTGACGGCGTGACTCTCTATTCGCTGCAACGTGACGAGAACCTGATCGATGGTCTGCCGTTTGCTGATCTGCGAGATCAGATGAAGACCTTCGATGATACAGCGAGCATTATCGCTGGTTTGGATCTCGTAATAACTTCCTGCACGTCAATCGCTCACTTGTCTGCTGCGCTAGGCAAGCCAACTTGGGTCATCGTTCCAGCGATGCCGTATTACGCCTGGGCCGAGCGCAAGCCGACTTCTGTCTGGTACGAGTCAGTCCGAGTCTTCCGACAGCAAAAATACGGCGACTGGTCAGAGCCGATGGCTGAAATCCGCACCGCACTAAAGGAGAAATTATGAACTACTGTTTCGTAGAAAACGGCACAATCGTTGACGGTCCTCGTGGTCTTCCTAGGTCATGGCGCAACATTTCGGGTCTAAACTGGCTTAGTCAGGAAAAGCTCATAGCGCTTGGCTGGTTGCCGGTACGCCTTGAGGAGGGCGAAAAGAACGAGCGTTTCGACGGCAGCACTTTTCAAGTTACCGCAACAGAAGTCATTGAGACGAAACAATGGCGACCACTTACGCAGGCGGAACGAGACGAGACTGCCGCTGCGTTGGCGAGCGAGGTGCGCTCACGTCGCAATCAGATGCTGGCTGAGTCGGACTGGACGCAGCTAGACGACACACCGCTCGACAATGTGGCAAAAGCGCAATGGGCGACGTACCGCCAAGCGCTACGAGACGTAAGCGATCAGCCGTCTTTCCCGTCAACGGTAGAATGGCCGACCCAGCCTTGATCTAGTTTAACGCCAGCCGCTTTTATGTGGGCTGGATAACTGATCTCCTTTTTAACGCCGGATCGGGTGGTCTGTTCGGCATGGTCGGCTCGCTGGCGACAACCTGGATGCGCCTGCGGGAGAAGAAGCTGGATAACCAGTTCCAGCTCGATCTGCTAGACAAGCAGGCCGCGTCAGCCGAGGCGGTTGCGGCTTGGTCTGCATTTTCGGCATCTCAGTCCGCATCTGCGTCGGACATGACTGAGAAGGTCGCGCCGTGGGCGGCTAACGTTCGCGCGGTTACTCGACCAGCGCTGACTGCGTTCTTGGTCGTCGGCGCGTTCATCGCGATTCTGATCATTGACGACGAAGCCGTGAAGGGGAACGCGCTACAGTCTTTCCAGATGCTCGCCGGAACATCCGTCGCATGGTGGTTCGGCTCACGCATGACGACGCAGATTAATCAATCGAAACGATGAACGACCACGCTGGAGCTAAACTGCTGTTCGCCAACGTCGGCGCATGGCTCGGAACCATTATCAGCCTGCAAAACGTGCAGGTGGTCATCGCGATTCTGTCGGGTCTAGCGTCACTCGGAGTCTCGATTCTGTCGATGATGTGGCTTCAAAAAAAGCTAAAGTCCTTGGAACACGGCGATAAGGAAGAACCGTGATTTAACGCTTGCGGCAATTGTGATGACTGAAAGTCCACTTCTGAACTTTGCGCGCGGTTTCGTCGGACAGATCGACGAAGCGGCTGGCGTGATTCACGACGTTGCGGTCATCACCGAGGGGCGCGCGCTGGGTCATGGCGTCAACATCGACGCGACCACGCTTGAGCAGGTGAAGGCTCAGGCCGAGACGTACAGCGGCGGTCTCAAGGTGAAGATGGACCACGGCGGCGGCGCGGCTGATATCGTCGGCTACCTGAACGACTTCCGCATCGCCGGCAATAAGTTGATCGCGAACTTTCACGTTCTGCAAAACACGCCGCATCGCGCGTACATTTTCGAGATCGCGGACAAAATTCCCGACACGTTCGGCATGTCGATTGCCTTCTCTGGTCCGACCGAGATGGCGTCGGACAAGAAGACGGTCCTGCAACGCTGCTCTGAGATCTATTCTTGCGACCTGGTCAGCGAGCCTGCCGCGAACGCCGATGGACTTTTCAGCATGAAGAAACTTCAAGAAGTCGAGGAGCCAAAGGGTTCCATCGAGATCGAATTCCCCATGAACGAAGAATCCAAGGCGGCCATTGCTGCCATGATTGAATCAGCCATGATGGGCCTGGGCGAGCGCCTCTCCAAGTTGGAGTCGATGCTGCCGAAGCCTGAAGACAAGGAAGTCGCTATGGCTTCCCGTAACGACGAGATCAAGCTCGCTGCTGAGGCGGCTGGTCTCGCTGCTGTCAAGGAGTTCGCCAAGTCCTTTGGCGCTCCGGTAACCAAGGCCATCGCCTCCGAGGCTCCCGCTGCTCCTGCTCCTGCCGCTGCGCAGAAGTTCGAAGAGCTGGTTGCTGCCAAGGCGACGGAACTGAAGAGCAAGAGCGCGGCCATCGCGTTCTGCGTGCAGAATCATAAGAACGAGTACGCTGCCTACCGCACCCGCGTGCAGGGTGGCGAAATCGTGAAACTCTAATCAACCCACCATGAGCACCCAATACTTCGGCACGGGATCTTTCCTTGCCAATGCTACGATCACCGCCTTCCGCGCGGTGGTTATCTCCACCAACGGTGGTGTCGGTCTCGCTGCTTCTACCGGCAGCGTTGACGGCATCGCGCAGATCGACGCGGCTTCCGGCGACTACGTTACCGTGAAGTTCCTGAACAACGCCGGCACCCAAAAGGGCACGCTGGTCACTGGTCCCGTAACGGTTGGCGACACGCTATATCTTGCCGCGTCAGGCCAAATCAGTCCCACCGGGAGCGTAACCGTCGGCAAGTCGCTCACGACCGCCGGCACCGATGGCTCGATCATCGAGTTCATCGCCAAGAATATCTAATAGCACCTACCATGTATACGAACGCTGCTGCAATTTTCCGTGGCGATCTCGCCGGTGTTGTTGAACAGGCCAAGGACTTTGAGTCCAACCTGATCGGCACCCGCGTGATGCCCATTCTTAATGTTCCCGTCCGCGCCGGCCAGTATCCTTCCTTCAAGTTGAAGGAGGGCCAGCTGCTCAAGAGCGACGTGAAGAACCGTTCGCCGTATGCGACCTACGCTCGCGGCACGCGCGCCTTCACGCAGGAGACGTACACCGCGCTGGAGTACGGCTACGAAGAGGCCGTAGACGATACGGTGGCCTTGGACGTGTCGCGCTTCTTCGACGCCGAAGTCATCGCGACCAAGCTGTGCCTCCGCAAGCTCCTGCTCGCGCATGAACTTCGCGTTTCTAGCACGATCTTCAATCCGTCGACGTTCACCTCGACGAACTCTGGCACCGCGTACACGACCGCGAATCTCGCGACGTTCGACGTGGGTCTCGATGTCGAGGCCGCGATTGACCGCCTGCTGGCCCTGGGCGAAAGCCGCGACAACCTCCGCGTTGTCATGAGCAACCCGGTCTACACGCGCATCAAGGCGTCGACCAAGTTCCAGAACCGCCTCCGCGGTACGGGCCTCTCGACGGACACCATCCTCAACGCTTCGCAGCAGGCTGCTGCCGAGGTCTTCGGCGTTTCCGAGGTTCTGATTGGTCGTGCGAGCTACGATGCCGCAAAGGAAGGTCTGGCGTTTTCGTCCGCGCAGGCGTGGTCGAATGACTACATCTGGGTGGGTTCCGTGACCGATGCCTCCTCCGGCTACTTCGGCGGTGGCGCTGCGTTCACGCTCAACTGGCAGGAGTACGGCAGCCCGACCGGCGTGTTCTCGTACCGTGACGAGGCCATCAAGAGCAACATTGTGCGCGCGTCGCACTACGTCGCCGAGAAGGTCGTCAACACCAACGCTGCGCAATTGATCGGTACGCAGTACAGCTAAGATTTGTTAGGGTTGTTGTGTTCACACCCCACTTGGCTTCGGCTGGGTGGGGTTTTCTTTGCCCCACCAATGATCGCATCATTGGCTCGACACCGTTCAGCATAGTCTGGGCGGTGTTTCTTTTTTGACGTTCTCAACCATGCCATGCGCATTTCGCTTTGTGTCATCTGCGGGAACGAACAGCACCACATCGGCCGGATGCTGGACTCATTCGCTCCGGCATTCGACGAACTGTCTCTAGTCCGAGCTATCGGCTCGCGGAAACCGGACGCTACGCTGTCCATTGCTCGCGATTGGTGCGAGGCTAACGGGAAACGATTCATCTTCTCCGAGCACCAGAACCAGTACGGTGCCGAGAAGTGGGAGCACGTCGACAGTTTCGGCGAGGCGCGCAATGATTCATTCCGGCAGGGCACGGGAGACTGGCTGATCTGGGCCGATTGCGACGACATCATGGACGGTGCCGACCGTCTCCGCGAAACGCTGGCCGGTGTCGCAGACCAGGTGGCAATGGTGCGTTTCCTCTACGATGTCCGCGGTACGAATAAGAAGCTCTACCGTGAACGAGCCATGCGCCGCGCGAGTTTTCATGCCGGCCGTAAGTGGCACCACGATGTCCACGAGAACCTGCTGCTGCTCGCCGGCGACAAGCACATGGACTTAAACGATCCGGTCTGGGTCCACGCACCGCTTGAGGTCAAGCGAGAGAACCGCACGCGCAATCTGCGAATCCTGCGCAACTCGGTTCGCGACACGGCCGCGCAGTATTTCTATCTGCACCAAGAGCACTACTGCTCGGGCAACTACAAGGCCGCAGAGGAGTTCGCGAAGATTGCGATCTCGATGCCGAACTTGATGGACTCGTTTAAGTACGAGGCGCTGCTGAACTTGGCACGGTGCTGCGGCAATCACCGCGACGCCATCCGCTACTGCCTAGAGGCGCACGGCGTGTTTCCTTGGTGCCGAGAAGCGCTGACGTCGCTTGTGCTGCTCTACTTTGAAAAGCAGGACAAGGAGCGTGCGTTCTACTGGGCCGAGCAGGCACTGCTCCGGCCGGAACCGCCAGGCGAGATCCGGCCGTGGACGCACGAGGCCAAGCATTACGGCTGGTATGGCATTGATCTGGCCGCGCGTGCAGCGCGATACGCCGGCAAGATGGAGCGTGCGGCTGAGTTGCAGTCCATGTTTCACAATCAGTCGCGGCCGACGATCTCACTGATCCATGCGACCCGCGGTCGATCCAGCAAGGCAGTCGCGTGCCGTGAGGCGTTCCTGCAGAGCGCATTCAATCCGGCCAACGTGGAGCACATCTTCTGCGTCGACCTCGACGACAACGTATCAATGGAGATGTCCCAGCAGTTCGAACACGTCGTTTCCGATCAGCGCAGTTGCGTCGCAGCCTGGAACAAGGGAGCGCGCAAAGCGTCTGGCGATCTCATCATCCAGCTATCCGATGATTGGCTGCCTCCGCTGCACTGGGACTTGCGACTGTTGGAGCTAGTAGCCAGCCGCGATCTGGCGAAGGAAGAAATCGTCATCGCGATCAACGACGGCGCGCGCAAGGACTCGCTGCTTTGCATGGCGATTATGTCGCGCGGCCGCTGGGAGAAGCAGGGCGATATGTTCTACGCTGGCTACGAGTCGGTCTTCTCGGATGACGAGTTTTCGCATCGAGCCTGGAAGGATGGCGTGGTCATCGACGCACGCGACAAGATCACCTTTGTCCACGCGCATCCGCAATTCGGTCATGGTCAATCAGATGCGACATACCAGCACAACAACCAGAGCGAGCGATACAAGCGAGGGCGGGCACTATTCAAGGGAAGGAATCCCGACGCTTTCGAGAAGGAGACGCCGTGAGAATACTTCGTGACGTAACTCTGATTGCAACAGACGGCGCCAATCCAGAACGGACCGCTCGCGTGATGCGACACTGCGAGCAGATGTTCGGCTTTGCGGCCTCGGTCCTGATCGACACGCCGCAGAACTATCAAGACGCCATGCGCTGCGAGATCGAAGGATTGGCGCGCCACGTTCACACCTCGCACGCGCTGTTCGTCTCGCATGACGGCTGGATCATCAACCCTCAACTGTGGAATGATGACTGGTTGCAGTACGATATGATCGGCGCACCTTGGCCGGCAGCTTGGGGCACAAAGCACCGCGTCGGGAATACCGGATTCTGCCTGCGTTCAAAGCGCTTCCTTGAGGCCACGGCCGCAGCAATTCCGCTCTGGGCTGGTCAGAATGGCGACGTGTTCACCTGCCAAGTGCTCAACCGCCCGCTGACTGAACTGGGCATGAAGTACGCGCCAGTCGAGATTGCCGCCAAGTTTTCATGGGAGCACTACATCGAGGAGGGCGACTGCGGACCTGCCTGCTCTTTCGGGTTCCACGGCTGGGTCGCCGGGAAGACAGCCGATCAGTACAACCGACTCCTGCCATGAAAACCATCGTCCTAGTATACCACGAGCGGCTGGGCGATATCCTCCGTTGCTTGCCAATAGCGAGGCACTTTGCGTCGGCGGGATACGACGTAGCCATCGAGTGCCTGCCTCAGTATTACGGCGTTTTTGAGGCCGTCAGCTACGCGCGCCCGACATCGCCTGGGCGTGACCTCAAGGCACGGCGCATCGACCTGCAGATCTGGCCGGATAAGTACGTTGCTTTCCGCGCTAGTGGCAAGTCGTGGGAAGACTTCGTGTACGGGCTGCTGCCCGAGTGCGACGGCCTAGAC